CCCGCCGAGGCTATTGAAAATCAAGAGCGTGTGTTTGGTATCCCAGTAGGGATTCCAGTTCTCACACTCTTGCTTTGGTCACGCGTAGAGCAATGCACCCAGATTAACGTCAAGCAGAGCGACGCCCATGAGCATGTCCAAAGTAACCTTTGTGCCCTGGCTGGAGATGTCGTACTGCATGGCGACACGCATCGCCAGATCGCGATACATTCCAATTGCGGCCTGCACGCCAAGCGAGTTGTTCGGAACCGCCAGAGGACGGCTAACCATAGCAACAGCATCTCGACAGAACGCCAAGCACATCGAGCCATGTGGACCTGGGAACGCAGCGTCATTGTCGGCGATGGCGGAATCCAGCGGGCGATCCAGCCATACGTACAATGCCGTGGTATTGATGCTTTCTACCTGTACAATTGTATAGGTATGTCGGCTGGCACCAGTGCTAAAGGCCAACAACTGACCGACGACAGGCTTTTTGTTGGCTGTACAGCCATCCAAGTAAATCCGTCGATCATAGCCAGCCGCATAAGCTGTAACACTGGCATTAGCACTGGTGTGCTCTGCCAAAGCTACGGCGCACGGAAGGAACTCATAGCCAACAGCGTTAGCACTGACGGCATTCTTATACTCGCTTACCAGCGTAATACCAGTAGTAGAGCCAGAACCAGTATGAGCAGAGATTACCTGCGGTTGCTGATCTCCAGTAAACCAAACGAACGAACCATTGGTCACTTCCGTGGTAGATGTCACAGCCTTGTTACCAGTGTCGCCAGCAGCAGCGCCAGCAGTATGATTCAAGGTATTGATATCAGCACCGCTCAGAGGCACATACGGAGTGTTCTGATCCATGAATGTATTGAAACCCAGAATCCTTCCAAGCCGAGCTTCCTCCAAAGCTGTTCCACCATCACCACGTTGATCCGCAGCAATAAACAGTTCAGTAGCCAACAGGCTTGTTTCGGCTTGCGGACTAACGACCAAGTTACGGCCGTAAGCATATGCCTTATTGACGTTCAGCTTTTCACGGCACTCAAGAATGTAATCCTTGGCCGTGCTGGAAGTCATGCCAGCCAGCTTACCAGTGCCATTCGCCAGGAAGCGATGCACTTGACCCAAGAGGATACGGTCGATAGAACGAGCCATTTCCAAAGCCGCAGGCTGCATGTAGTAAGAAATCAATTCCTTGAAAGACAGCGATGCTTCCTCGTCCTTAATGGTAAAGGTCACATAGACGTGCTGATTCAATGGAACCTGCACATTGGTGCTTTGAGCGTCTTGGTTCTCAACCGAGTCGCTTTGAGCTTTACGTCGCATCTCGAATTCCGAAGGCCGACGTGTGTTAACCACGTCACCGTAGCTGGCGACCATCGGACTGAAATCACGGTGAACCAAATTGGCCATAACCATGTTTTCTTCGAGGATTGCCAGAGACTCATTCGCCCACAGTTCAGGAATAAGGGCGCCGTTGTCATTTGCGTAGCACAGGAACAAGTTCATTGTGAACTCCCTATATTCGTGTGAAGTTAATTAGTAACTGCACCCAGGACTATCTATGGCCGCGCGTCCCTGGTCTACGCGAGGCAAAACCCGGTCTTCCCGGTTGACCCTTTACTTGAAGGCGCGGACAATCAAGTGTGGGCAGCTAAATCGCTTATTTTCGTCGATTGCGACTTGGAAGTCCAAGACGTTCTGGATTTTCACGCCGCAATTTCATATACTGCTCAGTAGTGAGTGAACTTACATCAACATCTCCAGCACCAGAGACTTGACCTTGGCCAGAACCGACTCCACTGACTACGTTACTTTCAAACAGATTCCCCCAAATTTTTGGGAGTTCCTTCATTCGCTTAACAGCATCCGATGGAGTTCGGAGTGTTTTGATTTCTTCTCCTGTCTTTTCATCAATATCAGGAAAATCAATCATGGCGACAAAGTCACCATCTTTTTCTTTTAACTCCGTCATTGGTTTCAGCAAAGCAACGATTTGTTCTGATCGAAAAGCACCTGCATTGGCGGCAGCATCTTGCAACGCGCGTGTCATTTTCTCACTTCGGTACTTTGCTTCCCATCTCTCGGCTTTTGTTCTGAAATCCTTCAATTCATTTTGATACTTTTCGGCCTCCTGCTTCCGTTGGAATTCAATTTCCTGTTCCTTTGTTCGGAACGTCTTTCGTAAGTCTTCCAACTGTCGATTCAACTGCTCACGCGCATTTTCAGTAAGACTACGATCTTCTGATAATGTAGCCAGTTCAGCTTCTAACTGACTCATTCGCTCCTGATGCTTTCGCTTATCTTCTGCGAGAATCCTATTAAGATCAGCTTGTGTAAACAGTTTCGTGTCGCCATCACCGCCCTTAGCTGCTGGTGGGTTAGTCGGTGGGTTAGCCGGAGGCGTTGCCGGAGGCGTAGCCGAAGGCGTCCCACCGTCCCCATCGCCTTCGCCGTCAAAACAAAGATACAGGGTAGTAGGAAAGTGATACTTCATAAGTCCTAACCTTTCGTTAGTTAAACCCTACTAATGCGTAGAATACGGTCATCGCTCAGATATGGCTTCAACCACATCCAAATTCGAGCATTTGGAATTCCGTATGCAAGGTACTCTTGACCTTGACTTCCGTCCGCGTAGGTTGTTCGGACGGACGCGTAGACCTGATGAGTAATATTGAGACGATCAATAGCATCTTCAGGATCAAAGCCATCTATAAGGGCTAAAGCAAATTCATAGCAGGCCCATTCAACATTTGTTGGAACTTCATCATCTTGACCGCGTGGAAATTCTAATTCCTGTATCGCGTCAGCCGCTATGATTTCATTTCTAGTTGGTGTATCAATTGTTTTTTTCACATATGTTTCACGATACTCATCATATTCATACATGATTAGCCACACAGAGTGCTTTACACCTTTGTACTTTAATGAGTCCATGACTCTTGTGGCTTCAGTTAAAGCAGCCTGCCTATTGGCAACAGAAGCATCTTCCCATGAATCTGAGTGCAGTCGATTAGAGAAGTAGGTATTGGCCTCAGAAACAGTGCCGTAGAATGCCATTATTGTTGCCCTTTCTTCAGACTCTTACCTTCACCTCTGACTGGCCTTTTCTTCTCATCGCTAAGTGTAGTGTCTGTCGCTTGGGCTCGTTCAGCTTTTCCACCTTGATTATTAGTGGACATATCTTTTACACCTCTCGCAGCAGCATTTTCAAAAGATGCTTGCTCTGGTGATTGCTGGCCTTGAGCTTGTTGTTTTACACTTGTTTGAGCTTCTAAGATTCGTTTTGCTCGCTCAACGTGGTCTTTCTGAGCTTGTAGGTATTCATTTTCATTAAATCCAAGAGCAATTGAAGCTATCTGTTCGCCACAAAGCCCAGCTTCCTGAGCACGGATGATAATATCTGGATCAGACGTTGCATAATCAGCTTTATCAATCTCGGTGAATACTGTACTAAGAGTTTCCGTATCTACCTTACCAGCAAGCAACGCCGTTACAATGTTCTTTGCCAGTTCTTTCTTAACTGTGATGCCCGGCACGGTGTACATGAGTGCAGATAGTTCCTGTGCCTCTTTAATCCGGTCGGTATCATCCTTCAAACTGTATCGGTCAGGATACTTTACGTTGGCAATCTGTCGCTTGGCAGGGTCTTTGTTTTCGTACGAGGACCAATGTTCGGCTATACGACGTTCAGCGCCCTCTAAAACCATTCCAATATATGAAAGCCCAGCTTCTAAGCCCTGATCGGACAGCTTCATGGCCTCTGCTGACATTGCTCGCTGCCCAATCTTGTTCTGCACAGCGAGATTTACCAGCTTCCTGATATCGTCCTCTAGCTTCTCTTGTAGCTTGATGGACGCCATAAGCGGTTCAGGCGATGGGTGAATGAAACTGGGCGGATCAGCTTTAAGGTCATACATTCGACCATGACTGATCCCTGTTCTAACATCTTGTCCAACATTGCTATTGTCGGAAGTGACAGTAGTTCCGTCATCATCAACAAATTGTTTCAAGTGTGTACCAACAGCACGCATATCTCTCTGTTCCACCATAAATGGAAAGTTAGATCGCCATCCGTAAGACACATCACTCGATCCAAGATTTAGCAATGCCACTTGATGTTTATGGACATCTTTTAGCAAACTGCCTTTAATGTCCAGCATTGTAAATGGAATTCGAGTCAATTCTAGTTGAATTGTTGATTCGTCATCTGTTAAAGCATCATTGCCCCACAAATCAATAGGATTATCTTCCTCATCGAATAGCTTCATTTTTACCATGCCATCCGTCGGATCAACCCACATTAGTCTGTAGCGGGTATATCCATTACCATCGGGAAGTTTAATTCCTTGTCCAAAGCCTTGATTGTAGTCGATTCCTCTATCACGTAGGAGAAGTGCTTGAAAGTCTCCTGGTTCTTCTGGTTTACTTACTTGCCATGATAGAATATCTTCAACACAGTAATAGTAACAGTATGGGCGCGCATTTCCTTCGTCGGCCATAGTGCGAAACCCAGCCAATTTTGGCATATCTACATATACACCTACTCGGCCCATTATTAGCAATTCTGTCAGCACATCAATACCGAGAAATGACTGCATGGAATTGCCTTTGTTGTCAACACCACCAATCTCACCAGCACAGGCGCGCATGTAATTTTGACTTCCACCACGACGAATAATATCGCGCAGCCGCTGAAAAATGGCGTTTCTTACATCGTTGATGGCACTTTTAGCGAACGTCGGCATAGGTGTGAAGAATTTACGAATTTTGAAATCTTCATCTGTTTCACGCGAACTGAATCGTTTCAGATTTCTAGTGACATATCGCTCGCCACCATTATAGCAATCACGCCAGTCATACCAATACATCTCATCTTCAAGATATTCAGGATGACGAACGGCTGTAATGAACCTGTTGTCGCGTGTCATTAAATTACCTTTTCCTGAAGGTCGCCACCTGCCACTATTCCAGCGGCTAACGGCAAAGCGATTTCAGCGTAGTTGAACGCATGAGCATAGTGATCTGGGCCAGTGCTTAGATACACAGCCCGTGGATTTCCTAACTCGTCTTTTTCGTATGTTCTTACCATCGCTTTCAAGTGATCTTTGAATTCAAGCGACGTGTCTGCTGGCAATACTACTCTGTCAGAGTGAAATCTACCTAGTGAAGCGTCAAGCCAGTTAGTACGATCCACTGTTACAATAGGGGCTCCACTATCCTCTTCCGAGATTTGCATTTCTTTGCCTGTAACACCTCGTCGATATCGACAAAGATACACATAACCAGGAAAACGACGCGCAAAACGCCTTGCATCATTGATTTGTGGGTCAGCATCTAGAACACATGCTTTAATTTGCCACTCTCTCATCAATGGGTCTAGTAATTCAAAGTTGTCCCCTGGCAATTTCATTTCACAGAGCACTTTGGCAAAAGCTGCTGCATTTAAGTCTCCAGCCCCTTGCAATAAATACTCTATGACAACTATGTGATTCATCTTTCCTTGGTCGATTCCCATCACAATAGTTCTATCTGTGCCAATATCTGGTCGCATATTTTCCTTGAAATACTTTCTGATAGCCGTATCTATTTCGCTTTCCGTTACTTGACCGCCATCTGGAATATATGGCAAACCAAGTTTGGAATTGTTAAATTCGACCATTGCCGCTTCATCACCAATGCCACGAAAATGCGCTAAAGCTAAATCACTTGGCGTAACAGTATAACTGTAAAGTTGGTTGACATAGAAGCTACGGTGATCTTCCTCTACAGACGCTACTGTCGTCTCCCAAATAGCGTCTTTAAGAAAGTTTGGCTTATCTTTATGTTCTAATTTACGTTTGCACTCTTTGCATTTGATATACGATAACTTGATATCAGGGTCTGTTATCGTTTCTCCACAAATTTCCAAACACTCTGGAAAAGTAAATTCCGTTAATCTTCCACATTTAGGGCACTTAAAGTAAAAATGCTCTTGAGTTCCTTGTAAGTACAGTTTATGGATACCATAATTTGGAATTGTAGGAGTGCTAAGACTGAGAACATGTTTGTGTTTTTGACCTGATAAACGCTCTAGAGCCAACCAGATTTGTTTCTGATCCATCTCATCAGCTTCATCTAAGATAAGCACTGAAACTGGAATTGATTTTAGATTGCTATCTCCACGAGAGCCGCGAATGTAAAGATTTACTCCACCAGCTTGTTTTAATCCAACTGTGTTAGTATCTGTAAACAAACCCTTCAAGTAAGGCGAATGAATAAGAGCTGTATTGAATCGTGATTTGCTAAAATCTGATGCGTTTAATGCTGTTGGAAGAACGTATAGTACATCTCTCTTTAGTACATCGACTGTGAAGAATGCGCGATTTATGGCCACTTCCGTCATCCCTAACTGTGCACCTTTCATAATTGTTACAAAAGATGCTGTGCAGTCGTGTGGTATTCTACACCACGGATGATAGTTGAAAGTATAAAGACCAGGAAAGGGTTCACCCATCTCGCGTCGATGGCAAGCCCATCGACTACATACACTTAATGTACGCGACACCAATCCTGATTGAATTGTCGCGGCGAAGTCCTCTTGTAAACCCATCTGCTTCTCACAATATCAGTCTCCCGCCCAGTCAATTCCTTTTTCTATAGCTGACGAGATATCTTCCATTTCCTCAGTGATGACTGGTTCATTGTTTTTTGTAGACAATTTTACTTTCTTCGCTTCAGCTCGCCTACGAATTTCCTCTGCTTTTCGTTCTGCTTCTTTTTGTTTACGTTCCTCGCTGGCTTTTACTTCTGCTTCAATCTCGACTTTCTTCAAATGAGAGTCGATATCTAGAACACCCCATTTAGACCAAATACGAGCAGCATATACAGTATCAGCGTCACTTCGGCCTTTGTTAACAACTTCAATTAGAACTTCCTCAGTGTTGTCAGGAACCTCTAATTGTTTAGTGTGTCTTCCAACTACACCGATACCACCACTAGGTTTACAAGTATAGCGAACATGTTCATACACATTGAATGGATTGTCAATCTTCATTATTTGGCTCCAGCAATAGTGGGGCAATAGTAATGATGATTTGAAGGATAGTAGGCCAGTTTGCCACAAACCAATCCCAGAGATTGGCGAGCCAAGTTTTCCAGTCAGCCCCAATGAGACCGTCGGCCCGATTCCACGGGTTTACGTCCTTTTCGATTCGGTCATTGAACTTTGCAAGTTCGACTTCATTCTCGGACAATGCGATACAGGCATTGTATTCTTCCGTCGAGAGATTGCCCTTCGCGTATTCGCTACGAGCTTGTTTTTGTAGTTTTCGTTTCAGCTTTGGTAGTCGCATTGGAACCTCTCTTAAAGATTTGGTTTTCGGCCTTCACGTTGTGCAATGGCTAAGCCTTGTTTAATGGCTTTCTTTTTTGCGGCCGTTCCTCCCGTGTAACATTTGCCAGTCTTTCCATATTTCCAACCAGCTTTTCCTTTGCTTTGACATTTTTGTACTGGCATTATTCTACCTCATTTGTTCTATCAAGGGCTTCATATGTATGTAGGATAATTAGCATCCACGCATTTGATATCGCCACCACTAAAAAGTAATGCAAAATTCCAAACCATAGAAATGGAAAAGCGAACCAAAAACCTAAGCAAATTGGGCAAAATAGTAGCTTCCAGCCAAAAAAGTCCCTAATAGGTGCGGCCACATTACTCTCACTTATTAGGCATGACATCACACCGACAAATGCAGAATGAATCAAAGCAAGTAAGATGGTATCAAGCATCTCAATCTTTCTTTGTGTCTATTATTACTCGCCACTCATCGGAATAGTATTCTTCATCTACCAAGTTGTTACACTTTAATCCATTCAAAAGAGTAGCCAGATCGGAACCTGAAGTTATATTGTAAATTGAAGAATCAAACTCAAGATCACCTATTTCATCTATCTCAGATAAGTCCATAATTACATGAACTTCATCATCACTTTTACGAGAGATTACAGTAATAGGCTTATGGTCTTTCAATTTAACTTTCAATATGTCACCGTCCATCCCCTGCCAATAAGATTGGCAATAGCTGTGTTAGCTGTTGGACTTCTATTTGAAGCACCAGAGCCAGGATTTAGAGTAGTGTACATAATTCCATTTGAAGTTCCACAAGCATCAACTTCGATGAGTGCTTCGTCAATCTCTGTCGCATTCATTGAACAAGAGACAAGATTAACATAAGAAAGTGGAAAACCACTTGAAATAGTTGGTTTACCAGCAGAGAAATTGTTGTTTCTAAGATAAAGAAAATCACAGTTTACCCACTCTGGATGAAGCGTCATATTTACTGTGTTGGCATGTGTCCAGACAAATTGTTCAAGATTTACCCACTCAGAATGTGTTTCAAGTGTATTAACAGTGGCCGTCATGTTATAGCAATTGAAAGATGTAAGACTTACCCATCCATTATTCGTAGTGAACGTGTCAGCATCTTCAATTGCGTTGTAAGCAAGGTCCAACAGAGTCATGTTGGGCCATTCATGGGATAAATCAAAATTTTCTAGTGATGTGGCCCCTTTTGTATTAAGTGTTTCTAGCTTTGGCCAATCATATGTGTTGATTGTTCCCGCCAAGTTAATACAACCATTCAAGTCAAAATTCAGTAATTCTGGCCATTCTTTTGTTTCAAAAGATGTTATTCCAGTGTTGCTAATATAGCAATACTTTAAGTTTGGCCAGTCGAATGTTTTTACTTGTAATAGTGGGGCATTTGTATAGAGACATAGCGTGTTAAGTGACGGCCATACTCCAGTTGTGACAGCCTCTAAATTGTTTGCATCAAGTCTAATCTGTGCAAGATCGGTCCATTTACTGACCTTTGTCATTGTTACAGATTTGACATTTTGTGCTCTACACACAAAATTAACAAGCGGAGCCGGAAACCTTACACTTACAGTACCGCCTTGATTACTAGACCAATTGAATGTTGGATTAGTTATGTAGGTGTTTACTGTCCAAGTTTCGCCATTGGCGGTATCAGTAGCTTTTAGTTCGTAATTACCAGTGAAACTGTCACCCCAAGTAAAACCAGGAACCATAAAGCTCTGTTCATTCCTGATAGTGATAGCGCCAAAATCTCCATTTTGTGGCACCCATCTGCGTCCTCTATCAATTATGTCAGAACGTCTAGGAAGACCCATAACTTATAACCTTAAACAACAAGCCAGTGAATCACATCATTAGCTGTTACATTGATGGCGTAAATCATTGTTGGGTCCTCTGCTGGTAAAAATAAGGCTTCGCCAGCATCAAGTGGTGTTCCGCAGCTTTCAGCAGTTACAGTGCTACCAACTCCGGCATTACCTATGTAAATTACACTAGTATTGTCGAGGCCAGCTTTTAATTGCACGCCCTTTATTGGTTTGATACTAGTGTCGGTAATGACTTGTTTTGGTGTGTTAGCAGTAGTAAGATTCGTGGTGCCATGCCACAATACAGGAGAAACGTCTTTTTCAATATGCATGTGATCCTCAAATGGCTGTAACTACTCTCACCCACATGGACTCAATTAAGATTAACAAAACTGCTGAGTCACTTGTTAGTCGTAGCTTACCAGAAATGTTGATGTTTCCACCACCAGTCAATCTTACATTTTGACCAGTTAGTATCAATATGTCACCATCCATGCCACCATTCAAAAAGTAAACGTCCTGATTGTTTACTGATTTAAGATGATGTAGAGTCTGATAAATTGTGACAGTAGAACCTGCCACATTTATTGTTTCTATGTTCCCTACATTCACTCTCGGTAATCTCAGTCGAGTCTGCCCCGCACCTTGCATCAGTCCGTCACGGATGATGAGTGGGTCTTTCATAGCTTGATTGGCTGAGCCACCTCAATTTCAAATTCTGTACTAGATAAAGCTCGACCAAGTGGAGCAACAACATTACCGTCAATATCAGGAGCATTAACAGTCATGCGTCCTGCTGTTGTCTCACTTAGAAAGTATTGAGCACCTTCTGTAAGTCCACCAGTCTGGCCAGTTACTGCGTCCCATTCTCCAGTTGTCGCTACAAAAATACCATCAGTTTGTACATCAACAGGATCGGTATCGTTAGTAGTTGTCTCCGTAAGACCAGCAACACGAGACGTGCTGATACTATTAGCCTGCGCCAACAGAATATTGCCTCCAGTTACATAAACTGGCGTGGCTTTATTAACTGTATTTCCAGTGTTGTTTGTTTTTGTTGTACTACGACTTAGATCAAGATGATCGCCTGCTTGCAATCTTTCTACTACTCCATTAGTGATGACGAGGGGTTTCTTTTTTGCCATCGTGTTTTGCTCGCATTTCTATTGCTTTAGCGACATCCTATTGTCAACATATTTGTCAATATCTTTTGCCGTCCAGTAATTTTGACGATAAACTTCTTCACCTTTGTAAAGTAGAATTACTGTTGGAACAGCTTTGATATCTTTTGGTGGTTTGTCTTTGTCGTAGTCCAACACTTGGACTTTGTACCCGGCTTTCAGTAAAGTCGGTAATTCTTTCTTTTTCCATTTGGTGCAGGGATAACACCAGTCGGCTGACCAGACTCGGACTGTGTAGGCGGCTTTACCTTTTGGCTCTTCTGATTCTGGTTTTGGTTCTGGGAGGTTACTTGGGTCGTAGGGGCCGATGCCATCCCCTCTAAGTCCATCCAATCGTTGATTATCTTGTACAGGGCGTTCAACTTTGCTAATGACATTCCTTTCACCAGCACGTTTCTTAACCATCTCTTCAGTTGAAGCCACAGACTGATAAGCCGTGAGTAACGCAAGAGAGACATACAGAAATCCTGCTATTTGAAATCGTGTTTTCATTGTGTTACCGAAGAATGTATGGCGGAATATTCAGTCTCGGATAACCGACATACGCACTTATTGCGAACGAATCACCCTGTCGCAGCATTGCATCTACAGTATCAGCATCAATCCAAAAGGTTCCAGCGGGCATCGGCCCTCTTGTAGGACCAGAAACCCAACCTTCCCCCCAGGAATTGAAACACAATGCTCCAGGGCGGGTATATTTATCATCGTAGCCCGCGAACAGCATAGCATGATACCACGGGCGTCGCTTGCGTGTGAGAAAGCCTTCGCTATCTCGTCTACAGTGACCTTCTCCAAAGCCCACGTTAGAGCAAACAATAACTGGACTTCCATTCGCGATACAGTCTCGCATCTCTGAATACGAGCGACAAATCGCGGTTTTCTTCACCGGATGCAGCTTTGTAAGCGGTTCAAGAGCGTCTGGACAGCCTACTTTACCATATTCTACAGCCTTTTGAGCGCTGTAAGTGGTAAAATCAAACCCTCCAGGATACTCTTGTCGTAGAAGAATGCCAAATCTACTGATCCATTCGGCTCCCCAGTGTCCTGTTGAGCCTCCACCCCATCCATTGTAACCTCCAATTTCAACACGAGAGCCTCCATAAATAGGCTCAGTTGCGCACCAGCCTGCCCATCGCTGTGGATATCTCAAGAGAGCTATTTGGACGGCCGTGAGAACGTCAACGCCACGAGCAAATGCCATTGAGACACAGTCAGGGGCTCCCTGGTCAAGAGGTGTTAGTGGGCGTCCTGTAACTCTCTCCAAAGCTAAGTGTAAAAAGACTGCTAATCCTTCACCAGAGCCTTTTATATCTTTATTTTGCTGTGAAATGAATGGAAATTCATGTCGTCGGATGAAATCATTGAGTGATTTCTGGTCTGGATACCATCCAAAACGATTGTTTGAAGGTCGAAAGGGTATATTTTGACGACTTGCGAACACATTACTAGGAAGCAAATAGCCACTTAATGCGGCAAACATGCTCTTTAGTACGTTCCTTCGAGTTAAGCTCATCTCAGCCCTTTCTCAATCCAGACGCAATCTCCAACCAAACGGCAGCATGTTGTTCGGGTGTCATCAGACGACCGTCCTGTGCCATTTTTAACAGGGCAGCGCCTATTTTGTCAAGCAGAGGTGCCCAAGCAGTGTTAATTGAGTCACCTACGGCCTCTCTATTTGACTCAGCCGTGGCTTTAATCCAATCTTCGGCTGTTTTCAGCTCGTCTTTTCGAGCAGCGATAGCTTCAAAACTCTCGGCAAGTGCTATTTTCTCATCATTTGGCAGGGTATATTGCCACATCCAGAAAGGAATCCACTCAGAAAGTGAATCAGTTACTGGTTGACTGGGAGGACCGATGATTTTAATTATGTGATTCAGTACATCGACTGTGTCGCCTTTTGCGCAGGCAATTGTGAATTGATATTCACCTGTCGCGCGTGCTGAGAATACGGCTCGTCTCCCTTCGTCGTACACTTCAAAATCCTGGCTCGGTGGAACTACTAGCCACTTGAATGAAGCGGCGACCGAGTTACTGACATCAAAGCGGACCAGTTCACCGACGCGGGCAGAATCGGGAGCGACGAGCACGATCTTCGCCTGTACCGGGTCCACTGCTGGACGCGGCTCTTGCGCTAGTGCCAGAGCGGGCATGGTCATGCAAAAGAGTACGACAAGCGAGGCGAATATGTTTTTCATTGTTTCCCCTTGAGGCTAGGTGCTGAAAAACCGTATTGTCGGTTCCAAGTTATCAAGTTCGGCGATTGCCTTCGCCATTCGTTTGAGAGCACGTTCATGTGCCTCTTTCTTACACTTGAATTCCGAGTCGGTTTGAGGCTCCACGACGCGTCCGCACGCACATACCACTTTCATCACTTTATCATCCCAGTGATGTTCGCGGGCGCAGTCGCAGAAAGATTTCATCACATGTTCTTCATGGCTTCGTCGATCTTGGCTTGTTTTGTCTCCCACTCTTTCATTTCAGCGTAACGCTTTAGGTGGTCGGCTACTTCAGCCAATTCCGACACGAGTTCGTATTCGCCATCAGCGAGATACTTGTCGATCATACCTTGAATAGTTTTTACGTCGTCCATTAGTTCATTTTCCCAAGCGTCTTTCGCAGGTTGCATTGACGCTGACTTGTTGGTGAAAGACTGGCTTTTGGCTGAGCACAGTATTGTGCCGTGGTCATGCCAGCCGCTTTAGCTTTTCGAGTTAACGCGCCTGGGTGCTTTATTGCTCCGGCGATCCACTTTTTCTTTTGCTTCGCCATTTTCTTTGCCTCTCGACCGAGCAGCATCTGCTTTTGCGAGAATTGGTCACTTACGTACAGTAGCCATTGTGGCTGTTCTTTCCAAAAAAAATAACCTGCCCAGAGTGCTCGCCTCGAAAGCCAGAGCAGGCTGTCTCAGGATGCTATCCCGAGAGCTGTCCCGAGGCATCGCATCCTTGCGGGTTATTTGCCCTTGCCGCCCTTACCGCCTCCCTTACCGCCTTTACCGCCTCCACATGCCATAGTCTTATCTCACTTGAAGAAAGTTCTGTGGTTCTGTTCCGTAGTGCATCCAGAATACGTCATCCCAATGACGTATGATTACAAATTGTGAATTGAATAGTACCATTATTTCTTCCAGTCTGGACGGCGAGACTCGAACTCGCGGCCCTCTGTTCCCGAAACAGATGCGCTACCAACTGCGCCACGCCCAGCAGCTACAGGCCGGGCGTGGTACTGGCCCGGCTCATTTCACTGGCTGGGTCGTAATGAGTCGCAGAACGATGTTAATGCCTCCAACCACGGCACCAGTAATGGCGACGACGGATGGATACTCCTGGATCAGTTCATGCCCACCAACATAGCCGGTAACGCCAGCCACAAGCACGAGAAGGTTAACCCAGAATGTCTTTGATGTCCAAAGGGATTTGGCTTCAGTTGTGTCTGCCATGTTTTTCTCTCAGTCGTTTGTCTGTTCAATTACTGCTTCGGCGATATCATTGCCGATGCGTTCGACGATCTCTTCGCGATTCTCAATTGTGTCAGGGATGTTTCCGTCGATGATGTGCACGATTTTCTGGGCGAGTTGAATCAGAGCCTGCTTATTCAGGAGTTGTCCAAGTTTGGTTTCCATCGTGTGGCAGCTACTGACCAGTTTCTCGACGGCCAGAAAGGCGTCTTTCAATCCAGGCAGGGCGTTCGCCATCTCAGCGTCCGAGTCGATCATGTTCAATTTTCGCTCGATCAGGGATCGCAGAAGGGCGATTTCACTTCTGACTGACTTCACGTCAGAGTGCTCATTGTGTCGTTGCGGGGCATCCCCAAGATATCTCTTGCTGATAATGTACTGGTTTAGGCGCAGCATTTCCGAGTCCGGTTCGTGAACCTCGCAAAAGCGGGAGCCTTCCATCGCTGGTCGCTGACATTGTCCAGTTACCATCATCCAGTCACACATAAAGAGAGTCCTCCACTTACTATAGGGTCTACTTTTGGGGGGTTCCCAAACAAATTCTTCCAATTTTGTCAAGATTTCCAAAAAAAGTGATTTTGATACCCCTCTTCTGGTGTTTTGACGCGTCAAAGTTGAGTATTTTATCCGCGCAATCAAACCCGCCCGGCTTCCCGAATTCAGCGGAGTTTTCCTGATCGGGAAGATTTGACCCACCCGGTGTCCCTGTTTTAAGGTCGATCTGGAGGGTTAAAAATTTTGCCCTTAAATTTTACCCAGTTGTATTGGAAATCAGGTATAACTTGTCTGATCTCTGATACGATTGTGTCTTACCGACAGGTACGGCTCGTGCTTTGGTTCCTGGCGGGTGGGTCGGTTTTGACGCGTCAAGTGAAAATCTCGAAACACCTTCACCTAGGAAAGGGCGGCAACCACTACAATCCCTACAATTGATTCACCCGCTACAATCAGACCCTCCCACCCACGTCCACCCCTGACCACCCACTGGCAGGGTGTCTAGCTAGTCTTAATCGTTACAATCGTGTCACTACAATCGTTACAACTGTACCCCTCTACTGGATTTATTGGAGGGGTGTCGGTTGTAGCGGTGAGGGTGGGGACACCCGGACTGGTGGGTACCTACCTTTGGGGGGTTTCCCCCCGATAGAACCACCCGCCCGAACTATCTGCTACCCACCCACTAGGACTGTTGTTGGTGGGGTTATACCGGCTAGGCACCCCTCTAATGGTATGGTAGGGGGTAGGGCTAATGGTTCAGTTGTGCTGGTGGGTATGGTTGTAGTGGGTGAATAATCGGTACAGATAGCGCAAGTGCACTCCCCTAGTGGGTGGTTTCCCCCCAATAAAGGTAGATATGTGAAGGTGGGGATGTATCAAACGTAGGGATTTTGACAGGGCGG